ATCCTTAACAAAATAAAAAGCTGGTTCATAAGGTTTAAATCTATATGTATAGAACATATTTGAAGAATCTGACCTAGCAATACACCAGCTATATGGCATACTACCCTTATATTTTATACATGCTCTGGGATTATCAGCATAATAAACTTCTATACCACCTTTATTATAAACAGCGTCACCAGTAACTTCAATGTCATTTTGTTTTGACATCGTTGTTTTAACTGGTCTTTGTCCTGATACATAGTCTACTAGAGTTTCAAGTGAATTAAATGTTGGATAAGCATCTATATCAAATCTTTTTTCAACAGGCACATTAATTTTTAAGTCTGGATTAAGAGCCTCACGATATTTACCGTCTCTTATATATTTGAACTTTTCAATATATGACCTAACAATTTCTGGTTCATATCCTTGAGATACGAATTTCTGAGTTTGAGTCTTAAAATCTTCATTTAATAATTCCTTAAATATATATGATAATTTCATACTTTTTTTATCTATAAATATCATTAAACAAATAAAAAAGATAAAAAATAACTAGTGGAACTAATGGGAGTCGAACCCACATCCTCTACCGTGCAAAGGTAGCGCTCAGCCAGTTGAGCTATAGCCCCAGTTTATTTTGCGGTCCCACGGGTAATCGAAACCCGAACTCTGCCGTGACAGGGCAGCATTATAGCCGTTTAACTATGAGACCAAATAAAAGTAGCCCTGCTGGGAATCGAACCCAACTTTTATCCGTGAAAGGGATATGTCCTAACCGATAGACGACAGGGCCAAATTTTGTGGTGCAAGCTGGAATCGAACCAGCGACACATGGATTTTCAGTCCATTGCTCTACCAACTGAGCTATTGCACCAATTATATATAAAAAAAATTAAGCCTGACTTTTTAGGGTCAGGCTTGTTACTATATTGAGTTATTTCTAACTGTTAACTATTGGCAACACACGACCCTCCAGAGAAGCAATCCTCCTCGGCAGCAAAAAATGCGAAATCAAATATGTTAGCAAAAGTTCTCATAGTAATATTTTTGTTTTGTTTATAAATATGCTGTTTTTTAAAAAAGTTTATTTTTTAATTCTTTGCAAATATACAAACAGTTTTAATACGTGTCAAGTTTTTTTATAAAAAAATTTAAATTATTTTTTAATTAGTTGATTACCAACTTTTTGTACCACTGGCGAGACTCGAACTCGCATGCTTATTTCAGCGCTGGTTTCTAAAACCAGTGGGTCTACCATTCCCCCACAGTGGCAAATACAAGATAGTTTTGTGGGATTGAACCACTTAGTTCTGTGTGTAAGACAAAATTTTAACCGTTTAGTTTGCTGAAACTATCTTTTAGTGGCTTGAGTGGGACTCGAACCCACACGAGCATTACTGCTCACAAGATTTTAAGTCTTGCATGTATACCTGTTTCATCATCAAGCCATTTATTGTACATCCACTTGGATTCGAACCAAGGGCCTCTTGCGTGTAAAACAAGCGCTCTCAACCAACTGAGCTATGGATGTGTATAATAGGTGTTAACCTATTTATTATTTGAGGCGCGAGTAGGATTTGAACCTACGAACATCCGCTTTGCAGGCGGCTCCCTTAAACCACTCGGGCACCGCGCCATTATCATAAAATAAAAAACCCATCGGTTAGGATGGGTTCTATAACGAGAGAGATAAATATGTATCACTAACAAGCATAACCCATCTGGTCTACTAAAAGTAGACATAATACTGAAGGGACTAATATGTTAGTAAAATTATTCATTTTTTTTGTTTTTAATTAAATATGTGCAAAGATACTAAAAGTTCTAACACATGTCAAGTTTATTGTTATTTATTTTTAAAATCTTTTTTATCGTCTTTTGCGTGTTGTTTAGATATACCACAACTAGTAGGTTTAAAATTAGGTGCCATTAAACCATCTAAAGGTACATCATCTTTTTTATTTTGTTTTCTAACATATTTAAAATATCTACTCATATTAATTTTAACTTTAGTTCCGTCTCCCATTTCTCTATAAACCACACTAGGGGATTCACTAGTTCTACCCTCTAAATAATCAAGTTCTTCATTATTATCCAAACTACAACCATTATTAAATTCTTCATTACTTATTTCAGTAACAATATTAAGGTCTGGGTCATTTAAACCAATACCATAAGCATTATTAACAGAGATGTCATGATTCTTTTTACGTTGATTTAATCTTTTTTCTTTAGCAGCCAATCTTTGTTCTGGTGTACCATACATTGTTTTTTGTTGGGTTGTTTGGGTTGTTTGGGTTGTAGGTACTTGTGTGGTTGGTTCTGTAGTTTGACCTTGCGCACCCATAGTTCCCAAGGCCATCAACCCAGCACCTACAAAATTTTTAACAGCCCCTTCTTCTAAGTTTTTTTCTTTAAGCAACTCTTCTCTAAGTAATTGTTTTATTAATGGTTTCATACATATTTTTATTATAAATATTTACAAAACACAAAAACATAAATATATTTATGATTATGGGATATGTATATTTACTACTACAAATTGATTTTGATGGAAACGAATCTTATAAGATTGGTGTGACTAAAAACGACCCAAACACTAGACTAAAACAATTACAAACTTTTTTCACAAATTAATATATTTATAATAAACTAAACACATGAAAAATTATATTTATATTTTGACAGACCCTATTTCTAACGATGTTAGATATGTTGGTAAAAGCATTAACCCAGAAGTAAGAGTTAGAAAACACATTAGTGAAGCTAAAACTGGAAAAACTAATAACCACAGAATTAATTGGATTAAATCTTTACTAAATAAAAATCTTAAACCTAAAATGGAAATCATAGATGAAACTAATGATGATTGGGTTTTATTAGAAGAATATTGGATTAGTCAATTTACTACATGGGGTTTTAATTTAGTTAACAGTACTGACGGTGGTGAAAACCCACCATCATGGAAAGGTAAAACACATAGTGATGAGTATAAAGAAATTAGACGACAAAAATTTTTAACCGATAATCCAGCTAAAAATATGGATGATAAGTGGCGTAAAAATATTAGTTTAGCACATAAAAAAAATGGTTTCTTGCCAACAAAAGCTAGTGAATCTAATAAAGTTAAAGTTAATCAATATACGCTAAATAACGAATTTATTAAAACTTGGGACTCAATAACCGAAGCAGCAGTCGCAATTGGCCTCAAAAATTCATCAGGTATTGGTGCTGTTTGTAATAATAAAAGAAATAAAGCTGGTGGCTTCAAATGGTCATACAAATAAAATGGGTTACGTATATTTACTATTATCAATTTCAGATGATGGGGTTGAATCGCATAAAATAGGGGTTACTAAACGTGACCCAAAAATTAGAATAAAGGAGTTAGGTACAGGAAACCCAAATAAAATTAGCCTTCACAGAAAATATGAATCACCTAACTACCTAAAAGTGGAAAAATGGCTTCATAGAAAATACCAAACTAAAACTGAGGCTAAAAATGAATGGAGAACACTTACAAATGAGCAAGTATTCTCCTTTCATGATGACTGCCAAGCAGCCGATGATAACATTCAATTTTTGTTAGAAAACAATTCTTTTTACAAGTAGTTATTTAATCTTTGTATTTATTGAAATTTTTTTTATCAATTTTAGATAAATTATTAACTAAAATATTAGCTTTAGCTCTACTAATAACTCTACCAAGATGATATAAATTGTTCCATTTATTTGACCATAATTTAACTTCTTGGTTTAATAAATCATCAACGTTTAAATCTGAAATCTCGTGTTCAACATAATAAGTGGTGTTGAACCCACCAGTTGCTATTACTTCATATACAGTTTTATTTTTTTTACCATAATCTTTTCGTGTTTGAAGATAACTATCTCTGGTAGTATATACATTTCTCCATGGACATTTGCTTTTAATACCTCGTTCTTCATTTATAATAGATATTGCTTCATCTAAAATAAATAAATGTGGTATTCCTTCAAAACTACTAACACATGGATGAACCAAGACCAAATGTGACTCATATAAGTATTCAAACTCATAAAACCATGGGAAATCATATTTTATTTTGCAATCACAGTCATGGTTATCTTTACACGTATTACTGTGTACATGCACAACTTTGTTGTTTTCTAAAACTTCATTTAAAGCTTTTAAACTTTCTTTACTTAATTCATAATTCATAATTATTTTCTTTTACGTTGTTTAGGTAGGTTTAATCCATAAAATTCTGTACGAATGCTTACTAGAAGGTCGTTGACCAAATCTTTACTTACTTTATTTGGTAAATCAGCGTTTTCAAATATCTTATCCATATTTTCAATCGCATTATCAGCAATATCAATTAAAGAGTCCAAATCAACCTCACCACGTCTTATGGCTAGAAGTTCTTGGGCATCTGGTCGTCTAACGATAATACCCTTACCTTGTCCAATTTCAGTAGCCATTCTAATAAGACGCATACAATGCATCATATTCTTACCATCAATTCTTTGACCATGTTCTTGGGTTTCGACATAACGAGCTTCGTTACGGTTTTCAAGCCATTCTTGATATTCTCTATAATCTTTACAATGTTCTGAATAACCATCTTTGTTATAAACAATCGTACAAATTGGTTTTTCATCCTTAGCTATGCTGGATAGACGTAATTGATTAGAGATACCATAATTAATCTTACCGTCTTCATCTTCATGACCAGTATTTACAAGACCCTTATAACCAAAACCCATGGGTTTACCAGCTTCTTTTAAAACTTTTTTATATGTTTCTCTGGTTTTTTCATCAATATCTTTTGAATGAATCATATGAGCTGTTTTATCATAATATAAAGCATAAACATCTCTAGCGTTTGGAACATTTACAGCACCAATAAACTTTTCATCGTATCTACCAAAATTCCATTTTTTCCATGGGATTGATTTTTCATCAGCAATTACATAACAGAAATCCAACAAGTCTTTTCTTATAACTTTATCTTTTTCCCAGTTTTGTTTCTTGTTTAAACCCTTAGCTTTTTTTATTTGCTGCCTTGCATAACCACCAAATGAATCCTTACAGATTTTTGTTATAAATTCTTCTTTGTGTTCTAGAATCAAATCAAACAACGGGTGTTTGTGAACAATACAATCTTCTGGGCTATTAAGAAGTTCAAGAACTGTTGGGTTGTTGGAACCCATAAGTTCTAAGAAACGTTTAATTTCCCATCCAGTAATGTCTTTAGTAATATTAAGTTGCTCTACATATCCAGTTCCTAAGATGTTATCCATCGGCAATATGTATACAAATTTGTGGTCCTCATCACTCGTTGGAGTTTGGGTTCCATAAGCTTGGCTACCTACAATGGTTTCGAATAGGATTAACCCATTTTCAACCAAATAATCATATGTGATTTGTTTATTCATAATATTACATTTTTAAAGTGCAAATATAATAATATTTTTCTAATCTACCAAATTTTTTTGATATTTATTAATAAGCGTTTCATTAACATAATATTTTCAATAAAACAAAAAAAAAATGGAGAAATTTCTTTCGCAAATTTTTAAAGATGAGACAGGTAATTACTCATCAAAAAGGTTTGTTGGTATAATCGCTGGGTTAACTCTATGTGCTACAATGTATTTAAACAGTTATTCTCATGGTGATATAAAACCAGCAGATATTTTGGTTGAAGCAGTTGCGATGTTGTCGTTTGGCTGTTTAGGTTTGGCTAGTGTTGATAAAATATGGGGTAACCGTACTAGTGGTACTCAAAAACCAAAAAACACAGATAGCGAATCAACTGATGAAATGATTTAAAAAAAAGGGGGTGTTAAACACCCCTTTTTTATTGATTTTTTTCGGATGCGTATTTGACACCCATTATGGTACCAACAATACTAAAGGCGTTGGTTAGTAGTATCCCTATTATGTTGCTCCATGTGGAGCCAACAACACTAGTATCAACACCAGCAAATAATGCAATTAAAAACATAAGTGTGGTTGTTACACCAACACCCATAATAACCCAAAGAGCTACTTTAACTATTGTACCAATTAATTCAAATTGAGATTTCTTTTGAATTAACTCTAAATCATTTTCAGCGTTGTTCTTTGCGTTTTCAGCTTCAGCTCTTGCTGTCATAGCCTCAATCATTGCTTTCTCAGCTTTGTCCTTAGATAATTCAGCTTCTTCTTTTGCATTTTCAGCTTCTTCTTTTGCATTTTCAGCTTCAATAATAGCGACTCTATTAAGTTCTAGTGTTTCAAGTAATTCACCATGAATTCGTTCATTTTCAGTTTTCCAATCAGTTAATTCTTTGTTTTGTTTTTGAATTTGTTTAGTTATCTCTAAACGTTTTTTTCTTGTTGTGTTGTCTTTTTCTATAGATTCATTAACATAATTTTGAAATTCAACATCACCATCTACATCAATAACTTTCAATATATTACCTTCTAAAGATATTCTTTTTGATTGATGTAGTTGGATTAATTGTTCTTTTGTTTTTTTATCTATTTTAATCATTATCTATAGATTTTAAACGGGTTTGTTTTGTTTTTGTATCCTTCGTAATCTTTTTTAAATTCTTCAAGTCTAGGTTCAATTTCATCTGATTTTATTATCCAAAATTGTGCCCCAGCTTGAATTGCTTTTGCTTGCTCGTTGGCCTCATCACTAGATGAAATAATACCGATAACAACGTTGTTACCATAATCAAAGTTTATTTTTCTAATCAACTCAATACCATCATAAGATGAACCGATTATGTTTAAGTCAACAAACACACATTCTGGTTTGTTTGTGATGTCACCTTTTTCAGTCAAATCTTTAAACATAGTTTCAGCTGTGTCAGCGCTATCTAAACTTTCTAAGGAAAGCGTTATGTCTAAAAGACTACATGCGTCTTCAAATACTAAGTGGAATAAATCTTCATCATCCACTAATAAAATCGAATTAATCATTTTTCTTTGTTTTTGTTTTATTTTATTTTTATTCTTAATTTTGTACCTTGTGCTAATTTTTCAGCTGTGATGTCAAAACCATGTTCTTTTAAAATAGCTTTACATATATTGAGCCCTAACCCAGTACCTGTTTCTTTTTGACCTTCTTTTCTAATGTAAGGTTTTGAAAGTTCGTCAAAATCTTTCTGGTCAATACCCCTACCATTATCTTCAACACAAATGTAATTACCTTCGCTATAAATTTTAACTAATTTACTTTTACTATCATTATACTTTAAACCATTTCTAATTAAATTATCAATTGATGTGCACATCAAAGATTCGTTGACATCTATTGTAGGTAAGTTATCGTCTAAATGTACTTGTGATTTGTAAGCAGTTGAAGTTAAATAATCATCCATTATTTTCTGAATACTACATTCTGTTTTACTTAAAACAACATCAGTTTTAACCAAATTTGTAAATTCATATACACCTTTGTAAACTTTTTGGGCGTGTTTCAAACCTTCTTTTATCATTTTTAAAGGTGCTTCTAATTTTGCTGATTCTATGATTTCTGGTGTTAATCTTCTTTCTAAAGATGAAACACCTCTTGGAATATAAGTATTTATACCAGAGTGCATGTCGTGTCTTAATATCTTAGCAGCATGTTCTAGATATGTATTTTTCTTATCAATCTCCATCTTTTGGTCATAGCTTTCGGTAACGTCAGTAGCAATTTTCATCACTCTATATGGTTTTCCGTCATCACCTATTATTGGGTTGTATGTTGATTGTAAGTAAATT